AGCGGCGCCGACTGCGGAGGCGCAACGCCGATCCCGATCGAATTTACGCTGAACAGTCTAAAATTCGCCGCGTTGATATCCGATGTCCACGGTGTTTGCGCGCCGCCGAACGAAACCGGCGCGCCGGTGACCCGCAGCACGCCGGTATAGTTGATATCGCCCACCACGTCGATCGGATAGTTAGGCGCCGCGAGCCCCACACCAACTCGCCGCGCGTTGAATAACTGAAAGTTTGCCGCGTCGTGATCGGTTACCCACGGCGTTTGAACGCTGCCGGTAATCGATGTCCACTTCATGCCGACACTGAGAGACGTATCGGTTTGTAGCACCTGTCCATTCGCGCCGATCGGCAATCGAGCGAGTACGTTTAGATTGCTTCGAACGATCAAATCGCCGGTTTGCGTGGTGGGATCCGTCACGGCGCCCGTCACCATTGCCGCTGTGTAGTCGCCGGATTGTGCTATGACGTTGCCGGCGCGCCCGAATACGCTAATCACCCCGCCGCCGCCGCCCGTGCCGGCCGCGGCCCATGTGCCATCACCGCGAAGATACACCGTCGCATCCGCAACACCCGTACCGAGTCGAGCGGTGGGGAATACGCCGCTCACGATCGCCGCGGCGTCGTGTGTGTGTGCTGCAGGCGGAAACGAGGCCGGTACGCCGATCAACTTGGAATACGAATAGTTGGGAATCCAAGGCGGATCCGGATAACTGCCCGCTGTGCTGACGGCATTGGTAACCATCATCGCGGTATAGTCGCCGGTTTGCGGAGTGACAGCGCCGGTTCGCCCGAACACGCTCACGATGGCCGGCGCGCCCCACCTGACCCCGAGCGCCGCCGCGGCGTCAACCGTGAGCACCTGGCCGTCCGTCCCGAGCGGCAAGCGGCCGGCCGCGGTTGCGCTCCTGGCGATCAAATCGCCTTTGGTGGTTGTGGGATCCGCCATCGCGCCGGTAATCTGCGCCACGGTGTAATCACCGGCTTGCGCCACGATCGCGCCTTGCCGCCCGAACACGCTCGATACGCCCGATGGCGGAAGCGGCGCCCATCGCATACCTTGCGGCTGCGCGGCGTCAACCGTGAGCACCTGGCCGGCCGTGCCGATCGGTAGCCGGCCGATCCCCGCGGCGCCGCGGGCGATCAAATCGCCGGCCGCGGTTGTCGGATCCGCGAGTACTCCGGTTGCGTTGACCAGGTTTACATTTCGCAGAGTGTGACTCTGCCCGTCAACGTCACCAGGCCACGCGTAGACGGTATCGCGGATCGCGTTGATATGAGCGGCCCGGATTATTTGACCTGGCGCTACATCCGGAGGCCACCCCGGAGGCACCGCGAGCGCCGCGCGCAAACTGAACGGCGCCCGATCTGGCGGTTTCTCACCGTTTGTTGTCGCCATGCTCGACCCCTAACCCACCGTTCACGCGCGGCAATACTTCCGGCTCGATCACAACAGGCGCCGGCTTTTCGGGCGAGTCCGCGGTTTCGCCGATCAGTTTCGTTCCGTCGTCATTCAGCCGATATTGCCCGATCGGCGGAGGCAATTTTGCCGTCCGCTGAATGATGCCGAGCTGTTCACTAAGCGCGCTCTGTAAAGCCTGTGAGGTTTGCTCCAGCTCCTTCGCCGTGCCGAGCGCCTGCAGATATTCCCTGCGGTTCTGATTGAGCTTGTCGAGCGCCTGTTTAATGTAAGCCTGCATTTCCGGCGATAACTCATGTTCGATTTTCATGTTCGTTTTTCTCCTTTTAGTGTCCGGTGTACAACCCGCCGACAAACCGGAGGTTGACGCCGGCAATATTCACAACCTCATCGACACCCGCGCTTCCGCCCGCCTGAAATTTCGTCCCGCGCACCGTGCCGGTATTTCCGTCGAGCCAGATATTCAAGATGCCCGATGAATTATTAATAATCAGCTCGGCCGAGGAATCACTATTAGGCGATCGGACGAAAGCGCCGGCAGTCACGCCCGCTCTTGTGTTAATCACCATGCCGCGCGAAACGAAGTTAACCGACGAATCCCCCGGCTTGCTGATTTGCATCATGATCGACCCGTAATTTGCGTATAGGATCCCCGGACCCATCTCAATCGCGCTATTAAGCGCCGGCCCGGATGTTGCCGTGATCCTGAAGTTCACCTGGCGCAAGGTGAGATTGCCGGCCGAGTCGCTATACATCGGCGCATCAGCGTAGCCCGTGCCGCCAAACGCACACAGCCGCGCCCACACGCCGAAATAGGTGTTTGCCGGCAAGCCGGCGCCGCCCATGTCGCCAATCAACCCGACCAGGCCGTTATTCGCATAGACCGCGAGCCGACCTGGCTTGCTGCCACCGAACCCGACAGCGATTTCCGTCGTGTTGAATTTGTCCGAGGTAATCGAGCCGGTTTGAATCGAAACCGCGGTTACGGCGCCTACGGCGAGCGTGTCGGCCGTGACCGCGCCCGCGGCGATGCTGCCGACCCGCACGGCGCCGGCCGCGATCGTGCCGGCCACCACCGCATCGGCCGCGATGTTGCCGGCGACCACCGCGAGCGCCGCAATCTTGCCGGCCGTGACCGCGTTCGCAACCAGATGAATAGCGGTGACCGCGTTCGCCTGTATCGCCTCGCTATAGATCGCGTTCGCCGCGATCGCGTTTGCCGTCACCGAACCCGCGGCAAGCGCCGTCGCCGTAATTGCGCTCGCCGCGATCGACGCGGCCGTAACCGAGTTCGCCGCCATCGCGCCGGCCGTGACTGAGTTTGCCGCTAGCGCGTTCGCCGTCACGGCGCCCGCCTGAATATTGGTAGCTGCGATCGCATTTGCGGCGATCGCGTTTGCCGTAACCGAGCTTGCGGCGAGCTGCGGCCCCGTGATCGCGCCGGCCGGAATCTTGGCGGTTGTGACCGCACCATCGGCGATCGCTGACGGCGTGACCGCACCAACCGCAATTACGGACGCTGTAATCGCGCCGGCCGGAATCTTGGCAGTCACCACCGACCCATCGGCTAGAACTGTGCTGGTGACGCTCCCTGGCGCAAACTGCGTGGTTTTAAGTTGCCCCTCGATATCGGATGTTGGAACAACGGCCGTCCAATCGTTGCCGGCGATGCGGCGATACAGCTTGCGATCGACCGTGTATAAAAACACGGCATCGGCCGGATATTGCGCCCACTCGGAGCCGGCCGGCTTGTGGTCGACCACGTAAACCGGCGCGATGCCGGCCGCGAAATCGCCGCCCGTAATCGAACCTGGCGCCACGTTTGCCGGAGGCGCCGTCGTCGGCTGTACCGGCCGGCGTTGCATCCGGCGCAACGCGTAGACCATATCCGGCGCCCGCGTGCCGAGCGCGGCCGAGTACTTGAGCACATGGCCGGCGATCGGCGTACGCTCGCGATCGGGCGCCATGATAACAATCGTCAGCGTGCGCAATAGCAGGCTTGCAAATAGCCCGTACTTGCCGGCTTCAACGTCTACCGTCATGCCGCGCGTCAGACCAGGCGCAAAATACGAAAGCGTCGCCGTAGGTTTCGGCCGCGATCGCACAGCAATTTCCGTCTTTGCCCAAAGATCCGCGGTTACCTGATCCGACAGATTGCGATCGACCAGGGTTATCGACAACACGCCGTACTGCTGCTGACTCGATACGTCGTCGGCGATCGAGCGCAGCTCGGTTGCGCCGCTGACTGCGCCGAGCACCGTAATCCGGTTTGCCGCGTCGGCGAAATCGGCGCCGATCGCTTCCGCCTGAAACGGCATCCACAAAACGCCGTCCGGATCGTCACTGAACCCGAACGGCGCCGCGATCGAGCCGGCCCGATAATAATTCAGCTTGCCGTCATAACTGACGTTCCACTCGCCGCCCGTCAGCGTGCACACACTGTCGAGCACGTCGCGGATCCGCTGATCTTTAGCCTCGATTTCGCCGAGGTTTGCGACTTGCGTTACGATCGTGCCGGCCGAGAGTTCCGGAACGACGCGCAACAAATCCTCGACTACGGTTGAATCCGGCGTACCATCCGGCCACGTTTGCGTGATGATGCGCCGTTCAAGAATGATCCCCCAATCCGCGGCGTGGAGACTCAATCGAATATGCGGCCCTGCCACTTCGCGATTGATCGTCAGAACAAAGCCGGCGAACAAAAGCTGTCCGGTGTCTTCATCGGACAAAACAATCTCGTTCCACTCGCGGACATCCCACTGATACTCGAAATCGCCTAGATCGTAGCGCGCGTGATCGTAGCGCGACTCGCCGTACAGTTCGAATAGCGCAATGTCGGCCGTCGAAATCGCCTCGGTAGAATCCTGCGTAATCGTGGCGCCGTCGACCAGAGCGAAACCGCTCAAGTCATAGCCGCCGACCGCACACCGGACCCTCACGCAACACCCCCTTGCAATCGGAGTTGCGTAGCGATTTGGGAAGCGACCAACGTCGGATCCGTCCCGTACAAATTCATGTTTACGGCGCGATCGGTCGAAACCGCGATGCGATCGAGCCGCGCGTTCACCTGGCTAAACAATCGGCCGGCGTACGCCGCGGCGTCAGTCTCGACCGCAACCAGCCGGCTTAGCAGATTGTTGGTCGCCAGCATATCCGGCTCGATCCGCCGCAACTCCGTCACCGCGTCGGCCGTGTTGTCTTTGACGTTCCACAGCACGCCGAGTATGTCGTCTTTCCAAGTCGCATAAGTGGAGAAATGGTCGACCGCGCCCGCGCCGGTATTGTCTTTGATCGTCCACAGCGCGCTTAGAATGTCGTCTTTCCACTTGGCGTACTCGCCGTGCCGGTCCCACTGATCGCGGCGCATGTTAAAGACTTCGTTTTTCGTCTCTAGCGTGTGAAGTACGATCACCTTCAACGCGGTTTCCATGTGCATCGTTTGGAACACGCCGATCACGTCGGTAACCGCGCTAATCGCGCCGGTAACCATGTTCGTAATGCCGAGCACGCCACCCAAGCCGCTACCGACGCCACCGCCGCCGCCGCCGCTCGGCACGCTTGGCACGCTCGGCACGCTCGGAGCCCCACCACCACCGCCGACCCCACTGAGCGAACCGCCGATATTGCTAAGGATTTCGCCTAGCTTCGTGCCGGTACCGATCAGCTCGCCGAGCTTCGTAAGCAACACGCCGAGGTATTTTTCGCCGGCAATCTCCAGCATCTTTTCGCCGATCTTGCCGAGCGCGCCCACCGCGAGCGTACCGATATCGCCCCAAATCGACGTGTGTTGCTTTTTGAGTTCCTCTAACTTGCCACCTGGCCCCGTGATGTCTTGAACGAATTGATCGTAATCCGCCTTTTGATTCGCTAGCTCCGTTTTTAAATCGCCCGTGGTCGTTTCATAAGTCGTCTTGATCTTGCCTTGGTTGTCGCTATAAGTCTTAAGCGCCTCGGCTTGCCCCGTTTCTAAATCCTGTTTGCGATCCTTTAACGATTGCTGCAGCTCGGCGCGCTCTGTATCGAGCGACGTTTGATACGCCTGCTCGGCCGCGACCATTTGCGCCTTATTGTCAGCGACGTATTGCTCGTAGTCGGCCGTCTTGCGAGTAAGCGCGGTAACCTGATCGGCAATCTCCTGATCCTGCTGCTCTTGATGTTTGGCGATCGCCTCATCGCGCTGTTTCTGAATATCCGCCTGAAAAGCCGCCTGATCCTCGGCCTTGCGCGCGAGCGCCGTCTTTAGAGCGTCTTCCTCTTCCTGCTGATCGCGTAGCTGGCGCGCTTTGAATTCTTCTAAGTCGCGCTGCTGATCGCTAATGTAGGTCTGTAAATCCTCTTGCTTGCGCCGCAGCGAAGTTATTAAATCTCTTTCTTCATCCGAATATACGTTACCGTTCTTATCGCGAAGCGCCTTAATCTTGTTAGCGACATCCTCGGCGTACCGCGAGTAATCCTTTGTCCGATCGCGGATATTATCCTCGGTATCCTTGGTTTCATCCGCGATGTTGTCGCCGTGCTTTTCCTGCAGCTCGCGCAAACTGCTCTTGGCGTCTTCGACGTACCGCTCATATTCCTTACCCTGCTTATCGAGCGAGTCTTGCAAGTCCGACAGTTCGCCGGCTAATTCCTCGGCGTGTTTCTGGCGGATTTGCTGAATGTTTTGATTGACGTCCTCAACGTAGCGCGTGTAATCGGTCGTTCGATCCTTCAGCTCGCGCTCCAGATCAGACGACGTGTCTTTAAGTTCCTGCTGCGCCTTCGCCTCGGCGTCGGCGAGCAATTGCGGTACGGTTGCGGCGTAATCGTCGTATGCCTTTTGCCGAGTGGCGAGCGAGTCGGCTAAATCCTGATCGTTCTGCGCGAGCGAGTCGGCGTACTGTTTATCGGCCGCGGCTTGCTTGCCGGCAATGTCATCGATCGACTTCTGATACTCTTCGCCGCGACTGGCTAGCGACTTCTGCAGCTCCGCGGCTTGCTGATCGAGCTGCTTATTCGTGTCGGATCCGCTAAAGATCCGCTCGACCACAGAGCCGATGAATTGCTGGACCGTCTGCCCGATCGCCTTCGCCCATTCCGTCCAAATCGTTTTGGTTTTCTGCGTGTGCTTTGCGGTCTTTTGCTCCAACTGATCGAGCGTCGCTTGAAGGTCCTTCAGCTCTTGTTCGTTCGTTGCGCTCCACACCTGGCCGGCCGTGACCGCGGCTTGTTTTTCCGCTTCCAGCCAAATCAGACGCGCTTGCGTTTGCTGATACAGGCTCGAATCGCCGTCCGCGGCGATCGTGTCGTATGCCTTTTTCGCTTCATCGGCCGCGGTCCGGTACACGTCGGCCGACTTCATCCCCAGTTTCTTTAGAGCGTCATACGTCGCGTTGACTTGCGGTACAAGCGTTGTATGTGCTTTTACTAACTCTTGGATAGTGCGGGTGAGTTCATCAACCGCGGGCGTTACCTGGCCGTTTAGACTGGTTGCCCATGCGGCTTGTGCCGCCATCGTGACGTTTAACGCTTGCTGGTGCTCGTCCAGTTTCTTTTTCTGATCGTCCTGTTTCTGGTTATATTCCTCGATGCTCTTGATAATGGCGTAGTATTCAGACGGTACTACCGCCATCGCCTTTTCGTGCGCGATTTCGGCTTTACTTAGCGCCTCTGTTTCCTTCGCCGCTTTCGTTGCCGCGTCGGCTGCTGCCTTGCGCGCCGACACCAGATTCGGCGAGCCCTCGGCGAGCTGCTTTTCCGCCGCCGCGAGCGACACCTCGGCTGCTTGAACGTCCTGCAGCGTCCCCTTGTGTTGCTCGAAAAGATATTGCGCCGCGGACAACGCTTTTTTCTGATCGTCAACCGCCTTCACCAGCTCGGCCGTCGTCTTGATATGCGCCGCAGCCAATTCCTTTTGCGCGTTCGCCTGATCCTTCGCCGCAATGTTGGCGAAAGACGACATACCGGCGATCGCCTTTTTGATATCCTCGATATCTTTTACGGTAAGATCCTTTAACTTCGTGAGCTTCAGAGCTTCGTTAAAGTCATCCTGTTTCTTGCCCGTCTTATCCAGCTCGGACCCGTAATCCTGCAATCCCTTGCGCGCGTTCGCAAGACCGATGCCCGCGGCCGACGTTGCCGGCACAATGTTCTGAAGGAATCCTATGAAGTCGGCGAGCCCCTTAACTACCGAACTGAGAGCCCCGGAAAGAGCGGACATGATCTTGTCCCAGTTCGAATAGATCCACGCGCCGAGCGCGATCAGGCCGGCGAGCGCCGCGGCGATCGCCGCGGCCCAACCCAAGAGAGCCGTCACCGATACGCCTAAAAGCGTGCCGAGGCCGGCGAGTACCGGACCGAGCGCCGCGATCGCGGTTGCAAGCTGGCCGGCGATCAACACAAGCGGCCCGATCGCCGCCGCCATCGCCGCAATCGCAATAGCGAACGACTGGACGGGCGCCGGCAAGTCGCCGAACCACTTCGCCATCGACTGCAGCCCGTCCAGCAACGGCCCGAGCGCCTTAACAATCTGCGCCAGTACCGGCGTTAACGCTTGCCCGATCGACTGCAGCGTCAGCGTCAGCTTGTCTTTGAGATTCGACCATTGGCCGGTAAGCGTTGCGTTCAACGCTTCCATCGACCCGCCAAACTTCGAATTCATGCCGGCGAGAATGGCCGGAATCGCGGTACTCGCGCTAATCGCTCCCTTCTCCGCGAGCTTCATCGCCTCGGGAATGCTGGTACCGATCTTGCTCGCTAGCAGCTCCCATGCCGGAATCCCGCGCTCGGCAAGCTGGTTCATCTCCTGCGCCGAGACTTTCCCCTTCGCCGACATTTGCCCCAGTGCCAGCGTGATTCCGTCGATTACGTCTTTGCCGCCGCCCATCGCCGCCGCGGCGTCGCCGATCGACGTTAGGTAGGGGATGACTTGTTGAGCGGAAATTCCAAGCGCCTGCATCCGCTTCGCGGCGTCGACCAACTCGGGAAACTCAAACGGCGTAGTCGCGGCAAACTTCTGAAGGTCCTTCAGCATTGCGTCGGCCGCATCCGCGGACCCGAGCATCGTAGTAAAGCTAACCCGCGCCTGATTGAGCTGCTCGGACACCTTGACGGCTGCAGCTCCGACGCCCACCAGCGGCGCCGTGATTCCAAGCGTTAAAGCGGTTCCTACTTTCGTGAACGATTCACCGACAGTCGCTAACTCTTCAAACTTCTTTTTCTGTTCATCAATCTGTTTGCCGAGATCGGTAGTAAATTTCTGGAAGTCCGCGAGCGCCTGATCCACCTGCGCGGCGATCGCGATCGACAGAGTACCGAGGCTTAACCCGCTACCGCTGATTGCTCCCATTGCCTTTGTTCTTTCGGTTGTCGATGATTCGTACGCCTGCGTGCTGCAAGCCGGCTAGAAACTGTTCGCCGGTTAGCGGGCGCCGCTCGGCCGCGGCGCGCTCGCGATCCCGACGAATTGCGGCGCCGTCGAGCATGTAATCGAACGCGGTACGCCGCTGTTTGGAATTGGTGTTGACGATGGCCGCGACAATGCGCGCGGTATAGAAGTCCGTGCGCGTGTCGGCCTTGTTATGAGCTTCGCCGAGGTACGTAACCTCGGCGAGTGTCAGACCGAGGAATTCATCGGCTGTGATTCCGCTGGAATCTCGGAAGCCGGCCCAGATTCTAGCCCATTGACGCGGACCGAGACTAACTCGGCCCGCGCCTCTATAGGGCGATCCTGTTTCGTCTCCGGCATAGTGAGCTTGATTGCTTCGGTAATTCCGCTCATGGTTTCGGGAAGATTCCGGAAGTCAACCATACGGGCGATATCGTCGCGTTTCAACATCGGTTGCGCATCGACCAGGCCGGCCCACAGGATATTAACCAGCGTCGCCAGATGAGCGCCGAAACCGGCGCCCACCTGGCCGGCCAAAATCGCCTGCCCTTCAGTGCTCAATTGCGACATGACTTTGCTAAGATCGCCGAACAAATCAGACTTGCATTCTTCGGCGTATCGAATGAACGCGAGCGCGCGGTACCTGAGTATCAAGTCCTGCCCGTCAATACGGATCGGTACCGACGATTGGAGAATTCCGCCGCTCATGCCGCAATCGGCTCCTGTGCAATCTGCGCCCGCGCACGCAAGCGAGCCTGATCCGCGGCAAGCTGTTTCGCGCGTCGCTCGATATCAGCTTGATCGCGCTTCAATTGATCCTCCGGCGCCGTGGTTATCGTCGGCATCGTATCCGAGATCGTCAGCGGCCCAGTTATACGCACTGTCGGCTGAATCTGCTGCGGATCGTCCGGATTGAGCGCGCCGAAACTCCAATCTCGGATGAAACCTTGGAATTGACCAAAGGTTTCGCCGCCAACCTCCGATGAGTTCCACCGCACAACCCAATCGCGCACCTCGCCCGATTTGAACAGCCCCCATAGTCCATCCGCCGTATCGCCCTGATCGGCCATGCCGGCATCCCATAAGACCGTGAGCTGACATTCGCCCGGATCCTTGAAACCTTGGATGAATTGCCGATAGTCGCCGGCATCCAAAGTCGTAACGTCCACTTCATCGGCCGAGATTGCGATTTCGCCAATTTCCGCCACCTGGCCGACCGCCACAAACCCCGGAGTCGCGCCGCTCGTTTTAACTAGAATCTCCGCACCCTTACCCGTAAATTTAGCCATCGCTCTTAACCTTTCCTTTGTTGTGAGAGTTGTTAGAATTGAATCCGCATGGATTCGCCAACGTTGCTTGCGGTTTGTCTAAGCTCTGCGCTCGGTGGCGCGATCGTCGCCGCGGCCGGCGTGTTCGTGGGTTACCAGCTCGGCCGGAAAGCGGCGATCACCCATGAGGGAATCCGGCAAGCCGGCGAAGTGCGCGCCCGCATCGTATCCGCCGCTCTGCCCGATCACTGCGTGATTCAAAATCGGCTCGCCGATGGCGCCGTGACTCAATACGTGTTGGCCGATCGCAGCGTTAAACCTGACTGAAAACCTCGACCCGAAACCTCAGAATCCCGTGGCGTGTTACGCCGTCCGGATCGCGCAACGTTTGCGCGTACTCCCATATCGTGTCTACCCACTGAAACCCCGGCGCCGGCAAGCGTTGCCGATCGAGCGCGTCTTTCGCCCGCGCCATGAGTAGCTGACACTCCTGCATTCCCGGTTGCCGGCTCCACACGTGCACCGTCATCTCGATTCCCGAGCCTTGCTCGTTGAGCGTGTCGGATTGCTCGGCGACCAGCTCGCCGATCGTCACGTAGGGATACGCCTGATCCGGCCCCGCCTGATCCTGCACCGGTACGGGCGCGAGCGCCGCGGTTAGCGCCTCGAAAATTCCCGTCTGTACTTCACTGAGTGGCAACATTCGGCATTACTTCCGTTGAGCGAGCGGAAGGGCGATCCGCCCGCTCATTCGCCGCCGTTTCGAGTTCCGGATGCGTCCAACCGACGTTGCCGGCGAACCCGTGGCCGGCGAGCGGGTGAAACTCCCGCATCTCGGCCGACGTATGCCGGCGCTTTTCCTCACATGCCGCGCAACTCATTCGCTCCACCTCCAGCCGAACAGAAACCACACAATCAGCCGGCGTAGCCAACCTGGCCGGCCGGCCGGCGCCCGCCAGTAGCCGAGCCACGGCCGCGGCCCTGTAATCGAGCCGGCCGCGATCGGCTCCGCGGTGATTTGCACCGGATCCGGATCATCCAGCGTACGGAATGGATCCTTGCGATTCATGCGAGTAATTTCCTCAATTCCGCGCCGACAAAGGCGCGAATCCGTTCCACATGCCGGCGCATACCAACCTTAAAGGCCGGATAGAGCCACGGCCGCTCCGGCGTGCCGCGCTCACTGATCGCCCGCGCGATCGGAAACGCCGCGGCTTCCGGAATCCCCTTGCGCCGGCACCAGGCGCGAATCTTGTCGAGTGGCGGGAAGTGTGGCGCCGTTCCGAATTCGATAAACGGCGAGTGCTTCGAATCCGAATAGACCACCACGCTAAGACCCTTCCGCGATTGGCTCACTTGAACCGAGTTGAACAGCTCGCCGGTATCGAAGGCGTCGATTTGCTTGATGTTGTTGCGCGCTTCGTCGCGTACTTCCTCGGCCGTTTGCAGGTTCGCGGCGTTGAGCCACTCGGGAAAATTGACGCGAAGATAGGCAAAGTTCGCCTTGATCTTTTCATCGCCGGTAATCTTCGCACTCAGCACCCGCGCCATAGCTCACGCCCGCCGCTGCGTCTTGCGCACCTGTTCCAACAGCGTATGTAGACACTCGGCGCAATACATCGAACCGCCTTGATAGACCGGCTCTATCGCCGCCCAGATGACGTGCCCGCACGCAAGCGTAATCCGCGAGCCGCCGTCGTCATCCTCAAACTTCACAATCTGGCGCCGCTCCAGCAACGTTTCATCAACACTCATTGCGTCCCCATCTCTTTTCGCTCACAGACGAGCTTTAACCAGGTGTCGCGAGCGTCGATGTTTTCCGGCTCGGCGACAATCTCTAGAAATCGGTCGCGCCACATGACGCGATAGACCGTCGTAATCGCCGGCTGAAACCGAATGGTTATTTCGACGCGCGTACGCCCGCCGAGCTGATCGGCCGACCAGATTTGCGGCCCGCGTGGGGTATCGACCGCGGCCGGCACATCCGCGACCAGGCCGGCCGGCACTTGCTCGCGATAGCCGCCCTGCCCATCTGGCACCAGCTCCATTTGAAACAACGCGATCCACTCGCGAAGGTCGCTCGCTTCCATCGCTTCAATTCCTCGCCGCGCGCTCGCGCAAGCGCCGGTTTTGCAATTCCTCCGCTTTCGCTTGCGCCTCGATAGATTGCAGCGCGGCGTGCATCGTGGCGAAATCGGTTGCCGAATCTTCAGGCGGTATCACGATGAGCGCGCCGCAAATCGAGCAAACCGGTTGAATCACTTCCGCCAGAATGAGCCCCACGAATTTAATTACCAGCTCCCTTGATACGCTGACAGCCGGCTCGCCGTTCGCCGACTCGTAGGCAACCGACGCGATCGCGTGTTGCTGCGGACTCGCGCACAAGAGCCGCGCCACTCTTACCGTCATCTTATAACCCCAACGCCCGTGTAGGATTGGAATCCGCCTCGGCCCCCAACAAGAGCGAGCTGTAACAGATTCCCACGGGATTCATGCCGACTTTTACAGCCACCCTTTGCAGCACAATCCTAACGCCGTCACGCCCTAATGAACGATCCCGCGGCCCACCCTTGCCGAACGGCGGAAATAGATACCCCTTTACCGCAAGCCCGCAGCCTAACCATTGCTCAATTGCATTGACCGGACAGAGCGCCGTGACACCTTTCGGAATTGGGATAAATCGCTGTCCTACACGAAGTATTAAGCCCTCGGCGCTTTTTTGAACATCAGCGATTTTAATAGTTAGCGCCATTCGCAACGGAAGCCGATGGACGCACGCCGAAAGAACGAAGGCGCGATCGCGCAACTGCAACGGCCGCAACGCCGGCTCGGCGAAGGCTTGCCGCAAATGTTCAATTGTGATAACGTGCCGCACCCGCGGCATTTTTAACCGAGCCTCTTTTGCCAGTCGGACTCGCAGCTCCGCAACATACGGAGAAACGATGGCATTCTCGCGACCCACTGCCTTTAAGTGAGCTTGAATCGCATACAGTGATCGCAAAGCGGACGCCGCGCTTACAGGCTTCCGCGCGCTTAATACCTCATCAAAATATCGGTCAATCTCCTGGCCCGCCGCTAACAATGGCTCTACACCACGTTTTCGAGCCCACCTATCAAAACGCTGCCAGTCAGACCGATACTCGCGTCTCGTATTAAAAGAAAGTACAGGCGCCATACCCATCATCCGCCCACCTCGATTTGGAACGGGCGCCACGTATCGACCACGCCGGCCGGTAACGTGCGATCGGCCGACGCCTGATACTTCGCCTCACGCGCGCCGCTGCGATCCTCATACAATACCGTCGCGTACTGCAGGATCCCTTCACGAATTAGCGCCGGCACATCGTCCGGATCGTCGCCGTAACCGCTGATCCATTCGACTGTCGCGCGGCCGGCGATCGACTGTGTAAGCGTGATCGTGTTCCAGTCGAGCGAATAGCTCGCCGGATCGACCGCGACGCCGGCCGACTCGACCGCCAACACCTCTTGCACGTCGCCACGCGGAAGCACAATCAACAGCGCCGCGGCGCTATCCTCCGGCGTATACAACCCCGCTAGCGTCTGTGTGATCAGCGAGCGCCGCAAGTATTGCTCCGCGCGCAGCGTCGCCGCCGACAGCTCGCGATCGATCAATTCCGGTTGCCGATCGACGGTTAGACCATTCAACCGCGCGTGATTGACAAATTCATCCACCGTGACCGGCAAAAGTGCCGGCGCCGCGATCACTTTTAAATCGAGAAATTTCATAGCGGATCCATCCCCGCATTCTCGGCCCGCTGCAGCCACGCCGAGAGTGTTTCATTCGACGTGATCGAATCGACGCCGGCCCGCAAGCCGGCTAGCGATTCATTACCGTGCGGGTTTTGATCCCATACACCGGATCCGACCCATTGCCGGCAATACTCGCGCATGATATCCACTTCGGCCGAATTGAGCCGCACGTCGGCGAGATACCGCAGCACAACCGCCGCAAGGATGCCGCCCTGTTCTTTTTGCCAATAGCCCGGAGGCTTCGGCCGGCCCGCGGCTTTGTTCTCCGGCGCCGGATCGATCGCCTTATTCTGCGGCGTACGCTCCGGCTTCCGTTTTTCTTCTGACATCGCAACACCTCAAAAAAGAGCCGGCCGCTCCCGAGCACTCAAAAGAAGCGGCCGGCTTACGGGATTAGCAGGTGTACCCGAAATCCACTCTTAAGCGCGAGCCGTACGGCCGGCGCCGCCGCGCGCAGCTCCTTCGCCGGCTTCGCCAGCAACGAGTGTGCCAGTCGGTACGACGCCCTTCGCGAACGCCTTCGGCTGATAGATTACCAACGCTAAGCGTTCCTCGATAAGTATCGTGACCATGTTGTGAATGAAATCGTCCTCATTCTGCGTGGCAACCTGTACGTTGACATCCTCACGATCGAGTATCTGGGAGTTGCCCTGAAACGCGCCGGTAAGGAAATTGCCCGCCGCCATGTGCGATGAGTACGCAACCCGCGTACCCCACATGCGAGTATTCTGCGAAAAGTCCATCGGATTCGCAAAGATGTAGTTGCCGAGCGTGTTTTTCAACATCGCGACGTTGCCCCAATCGACGGGATTCAACACCGTGCCATCGGCAAGAAACCCTTGCGCCGCGAGATTAAATACGGCCGTGCCGACCGCATCGACCAGGGTTGCACCCGTGGCCGGCACCGGCGCCGGCGCCGCGGTGGCGATCGTCATAAAGCCCTGAAGATTCGGCGCCGCGCCCGAACCGTTCAATAGCTGGTTATCCTCGACCGTCTGCACGCCCCAAACGCCGTTGTTCTCGACCTGGGTTACCAGGAACGGCAAATCATCGAAGGTCTGTTTCGACATTTTGAAGTAATGCGCGATCGTGCGCACCACGCTAGTACGCGGCGTGAATACCTTATCGGATTTCGGTTTCGGCGCGCCCTCGGCGACCGGCGCCGCGTTGTTCGTGAAACTCGTTTCTTCGATGTATTCCACCGCGCCGGCCGACGTGCGGCCCTGCGGTACCAGCGGCCGTACGCCGATCGGAGGCCTTGCGGTTGCGGCGATAAGGTCGAGCCGTTCCGGCCACTGCGGCGACAGACCGATGATGTCTTTTTGCAAGAGCATTTGCGAGATAGGCCCTTTGAGACTCACCGTCACCGCGAACCGCCCGCCGCTCTTGATCGCCGCGAGAAAATTAGCATCCTCGATCACTTGTTGACCGAGCGATTTCGGCCGCTCCGGCTTCGCCGGCTGTCGCGCGATCGCCGCCTCTAGCAGCTCGATCCGCTTCGTGTTGTCGTCTTGCACGCGCTTGTGTAGCGCGCTCATGTCGTCGGTTAGCTTATCGAGCTTCGCCATTGTTTCCGCTTGCCCTTTACCGAGCGTGCGGCATTCTTCGCCGAGCTTTGTATAGCCGGTTTTAAACTCGCCGAGAATGGCGAGCAAATCTTTTTGCTGTTCCGGGTTGAGCGTCAAACCTTCCATAACAATTCCTTCACTTGAACGAGTAGGTTGCACGATCGCGCCGCGTTCACCAACGCAATCGCCTCGGGATCCGACGCGCCTAAGAGCGTCGTTGCATCCGGTTCAACCTCACGCAGAGCGGACATGCAGAACATAAGGCGCCTTGCCTCATGGCGAGAAAATCCGGCCTCACGCAAGACTTCCTCGATTTGTGGAGCACTTAAAAGATCGTCGGCCTTGATCCGCGCATCCTCGGCCTTGACGCGCCCCATGCGCGCCCGCGGATTCGCCGGCACCGCGGCAAGTGAAAACTCGTATACATCCAAGTCGGTAAGATCGCGAACGCCTGACTCAGAGTTGAATTTCGCGCCGTCTTTGCCGATGCCATAGCCGATCGACAGACCGAGCGGCGATTTCACGCGCGCCGCGTGGCGAGCCGTCGCGTAGGCGTTGCGCCCTTCGTCCGAGTCCATCGTAAACTCGCCAGTGACCGCGAGCCCCTTGCTATCCTCTTCGGCGCCGAGACTGAACCCCACCACGCGCGACATAAGATGCCCCATGAGGATAGGCCACCGGCCGCGCGTCGCTTCCAGCGTGCGCGCGAACGCGCCGCGCTTGATGCGATCGCCCTGCAAATCGACGTTGCCGAACACCGCGGCGTGCCCGTCAAACTGGCCGTTTTCGGTGAGTTCTTTAAACTCGAAAGAGCAAGTGAATTGTTTCGTTTCTGGCATGAAAGACACCCCCGCCTAACTGAATAAATCCTTACGGTGTGGTAAGATAGATACTAGTCGGACGCTAAACCGACTAGGAGAAACACTTGACAGAAATTCAAATCCTCACACTTGTAATCGCCATCGTCTTTCCTGCGCTCGGCGTCATGGGCACTATCGCCGCGCTGCTGTCTTCGAACAAACGCATTGACGACGTGAAAACCGAAATTGTCGCGATGGAAAAGCGGCTAACCCAACACATCGATAACGCCTTCACCCACATGGAGCTACTCTTGAAACTCCACGAGGCCGAGCACCACAAGAAATAATCTCTGCGGTCGCTACTCCGCGTATGCAGAGCGCCGAGCCTTTAGCAAGCTCCATGAGGATCCGGCGATACGGGATCCTCACCCCCTTCACTGCGGCTTGCCGTCGCCGGCATCGAACACAAAAGCCCGCTGTCTTTCCGCCTCAGTCATGCGCAATTCTTTGACGCTTTCGCCGTTGTCCGTTCGCACGAACGACTTGTAACCAGGTTCCGGCTTGTCGTACTCTATCCGGCATTCCACGTCGCGCATTTCGTACCGGAGGTTATACTTTGCGACCAGCTCGGCGTGCGTGCGGTTCGCGCCCTTCAACAGCGCGGTATAGTGCGCCGCTTGCTCGGCCTTTTCCGATTCGATTTGGAACACATGCGACGCCGCGGCGCCCATGCGATCGGCAATCTCGGCTAGTTCGTGCGTGGTGAAGGCGTGTTTGATGGATTCCGTAACGATGATTTTTTCGTACGTCTTAATCGTGGAATCCGCGGCCGGCGCCGGCTCGCTCACCGCACCAGGCGCCGCACCTGGCGCCGCGGCGTCGTTGACTTTCTCGGCCGTCTCCGGCCTATCTGCTCGCTTGCCTTTCACGTGTTTCCTCCCTCCCGTCTAACCCCGCGGCATACGTGCCGCGCGGCGTCTGGTACTTCGCCATTCTCTAGCGCAAGCTGCGCGTATTCGTTCATCAGCTCGCGCAACTCTTCGATGAATTGATACGCCGCATCCTCGGACCGCGGCCGGTACCTCAGACAAAAGTGATTGATTTTGCCTTCCAGTGTTGGCACGATCATAACCGCTCGAAATCCATCGCGCGATCGAAGGCGCCGCGGCCCGCGATCGCGCGCTCGGTTGATTACTTGGGTTGCGGAAGCGGAGGCCACACGGCCGGCCCCTGCACAACAAACCATCTGTGCCCTACGCCGAGCACATAAACCAGGATCCACACTTTGCCGCCGACTCCGCTTTCAGGCGGAAGCGGAGGCCACACGGTACCCGGAGGCACCGCGATAGGATGCTCGGGAGTTCCAGGAATGTAAATCGGGAAACTCGGCTTGCCTGTGAGCGGTGGCAAGTCGTGATTCGGTTCGCCCGGAGGCATTGGCGGTAACACGATCGGATGCGACGGCGAG